CAAGTTGCAGCACAAGTGTTCAATGGTGATGATGATGTTGAAGAAGTTGCAGATGAATTAACTGAAGATACCGATGATGAAGAAGAAGCAGATGATTGGGATGATACTGATTATGAGATAGATGATGAAGATGATTATGACCTCGAAGAGGATGATGAATGGCTTGAAGGGGAAGCCATTGAAGATGGCGGATAATATTTAAAAGGAGTAAGACTCATATGAAACTAATTACTGAAGTTAATCACGATGTTGAGTATGTGACTGAACAAAAGGATGGCAAGAAGTCGTATCATATTGAAGGCGTATTTCTTCAAGCAAACTTAAAGAATCGCAATGGACGAGTCTATCCTCTTGAAGTATTAAAACGAGAAGTCGAGAAATATAATGAGGGTTATGTAAATCAGAAGCGAGCATTCGGGGAACTTGGTCATCCTGATGGTCCAACCATCAATCTTGAACGAGTTTCACATATGATTACAGACTTGCAACAAGATGGTGAGAATTTTATTGGAAAAGCAAAGGTTATGGAAACACCGTATGGTAAAATCGTACAGAATTTGATTGATGAAGGGGCAAAATTAGGGGTCTCGTCCCGTGGAATGGGGTCGCTAAAGATGGCCAAAGGCGTACAACAAGTGCAAAATGATTTCTTTCTCTCTACAGCAGCAGATATTGTTGCAGATCCATCTGCACCAGATGCGTTTGTGCATGGTGTAATGGAGGGCAAAGAGTGGGTTTGGGACAACGGAATCATTAGAGAGTCTGATGTGGCAGGATATCACGAAAAAATTGACAAAGCCTCGTCAAAAGAGCTGGAGGCTGCAAAATTGAAAGTTTTTGAAGATTTCATTTCCAAACTATAAAATGTTATAAATAATAACGTAAGATCCTTAATTTACCCAACGTTGGATCAAGTTAAGAACAAGGAGAGTTTCAAATGGCTAAATTTGAAGATGTTTACCGGAAAATGGTTCAGGAACAAGCTAATCCTGAAGCAGCCGAGACAGAAGTTATTTCTGAAGAAGTTATCGCTGAAGGTGTTGACGACAAAGTGGTTGATACTGGCGATGCAGTTGTAACTGGTAAAGAGAAAAAGAAAAGCTATGATGCTGGCATTAAGAAAGCCGCAGAACCAAAAGCGACAAAAGTGAAAGAAGTCAAAGAAGATGATGATGAGTATGAAGATGATGAGGACGAAAAGAAGAAAGATGATGAAAAAGTCGAAAAGAAAGAAAGCGTGAAGAAAGAGAAAGTCGAAGTTAAAGAAACTGAGACAGAAAAGAAAGAAACAGCTCATGCTGATGACACGAAGAAAGCAGACGTTCCTAAGACCAAGAACGGTATTTTGAAAGCCGTGTATGGTAAGATGGAAGGTATCAAGAAAGAACATCTCGCCCAAGCATACAATGCTATTCTTGCTTCATTTGATAAGATCAAAGAAGATGGTAGGAATGGTGATGATGAGAAGAAGAAAGTGGACGTTGATGTGAAAGAACATATGTCTGCTCTTTTCCATGGCGAAGAGGAACTTTCTGAAGGGTTCAAAGAGAAAGCTGAAGTCATTTTTGAAGCAGCGGTTCGCTCGAAGATCGATTCCGAAATTGATCGGCTCGAAACCCAGTATTCTACTGAACTCAATGATTCAATCGAGAGTGCGAAGGAAGACTTAACTGAAAAGGTTGACCAGTATCTCGATTATGTTGTATCAGAATGGATGAAAGACAATGAAATTGCTGTTGAACGTGGCGTAAAGTCAGAGTTGACGGAAGATTTCATTAAGGGTATGAAACAACTCTTTGCCGATCACTATATTGAAGTGCCGGAAAACAAAGAGGACGTGTTAAATGGGTTTGCTGAGAAGTGTCAAGACCTTGAAGGCAAACTGAATGAACAAATTAAGAAGAATGCTGAAATGAAACAGCAAATCAACGAATCCCGGAAGACTGAAATCCTCAGGGAGGTGTCGTCCGGGCTTGCTGAAACCGAAGTTGAAAAACTAAAGGGACTCAGCAAAGGCATAGAGTATGAATCTGATGCCCAATATCAGGAGCAGTTGACAACTGTGAAGGAAAATTATTTCCCGAAACAAGCTGTAATGGCAACTGATGAGGTTGAAGAAACAGGTGGAAACGACGGTGAGACTGAATTGCCATCTTCAATGGCACGTTATACAAAGTCAATTAAGTCGATGACGACACAAAACATTTATGGAAGTAATTAAAGCTAGCTAACAATTAAAATTGGAGTGAAAACAAATGTATTTAACAGAAGCTCTACAAAAGAAGTGGCAGCCCGTTCTTGAGCACGAGGATCTTCCAAAGATCGATAGTTCATACAAGAAAGCTGTTACTGTACAACTTTTGGAGAATCAAGAAAAGTCCCTGATGGAGGCTGCGCCGGCAAACGCGACAGGCAACGTTGGTAACTGGGATCCTATTTTGATTTCTCTCGTTCGGAGGGCGATGCCTCAATTAGTCGCCTATGATGTGTGTGGTGTTCAGCCAATGACCGGTCCTACTGGCCTCATCTTTGCGATGAAGTCATTGTATGGTGGCGGTACTGAGGCGTTGTTTAATGAAGCCGATACTGATACTGATGGCGGCGGCGCTACGCCAGCACATGCTGGTACGGAGCCTGTTGCGGGTCTTGATGCTTCACCAGTTTCATATACAACTGGTATTGGGATGACCACGGCAGCTGCCGAAGCAAAGGGTGATGCAACACCTAACAATTTCAGTGAAATGAAATTCTCGATTGACAAGGTGACGGTCACGGCCAAAAGTCGTGCGCTGAAAGCCGAATATTCAATCGAATTGGCGCAGGACCTCAAAGCTGTTCACGGTCTTGATGCTGAAACTGAGTTGGCGAATATTCTGTCGGCTGAGATCCTTGCGGAAATCAACCGAGAAGTTGTTCGTAGTATCTATGCTAACGCAAAGCGCGGTGCGTCAAAGACCGCTGGTAACGAGTTTACGAATGTCGCCACTGCGGGGACGTTTGACCTCGACACCGATTCTAATGGTCGTTGGGCAGTTGAAAAATTCAAAGGTCTGATGTTCCATATTGAGCGCGAATGTAACATTATCGCGAAGACCACTCGGCGCGGAAAAGGTAATCTTATTATCTGTTCCAGCGATGTGGCTTCTGCGATGGCCATGGCGGGTACGCTTGACTATTCAAGTGGCTTATCAGGTGGGATGAATGTGGATGAAACCGCTAATACCTACGCTGGTATGTTGAATGGTAAAATCAAAGTGTACGTTGATCCATATGCTACTGGTCAGCATGTGTGCGTTGGGTATCGTGGAACCAGCCCGTATGATGCGGGTATGTTCTATTGCCCATATGTGCCGTTACAGATGGTACGTGCGGTTGGCGAGCAGACTTTCCAACCAAAAATCGGGTTCAAGACTCGTTATGGTCTAGTGCCCAATCCGTTTATCAATACTTCAGGCGCTATCGTTGCCAAAGAGAATTGGTACTACAGGTTATTCGCTGTATCGAATCTGATGTAATCAGTATTCGTATGGTGTATGAGAAAGAGGGGAGTGGGGCAACCTGCTCCCCTTTTTTTGTTCTATAAATAGTGATAGAGGAGGGTATTATGAGTGTTGTTGCGAATCAACCTGAAAATTTAAATCTACTGTCACCTGTTGCGTTTCGATTTAATATTAAAGATGTACCAAATGTGAGTTTCTTTTGTCAGACTGCGCAGATTCCTGGTGTGTCTCTTGGTGAAGCGGCGATGCAAACACCATTAGCGACACTTTATAAAGCTGGTGATGTTACTTATGATCCATTGGCGATTCGGTTTATTGTTGATGAAGATATGAAGAATTATTTGGAAATTTATGAATGGATTAAGGGATTAGGTCATCCTACGGATTTTCAAGAATATAGGGATTTCCGTAGTGGGAGTTCTACGCTTCCAAGAACAACGGGATTTGGAGCGACACAAACTTCCACAGATACGTTTACTGATACGAGTCAGAGGAAGTCTGATGCCACGTTGACCGTTTTAACGAATAAACTTAATGGAAACATCCAAGTGAATTTTAAGGATTGTTTTCCCATATCCTTGAGTGCAATCGATTTTGACTTGACAAATGCAGATATTTCGTCTATAGTAATAGATACAACTTTTCGATATACACATTTTGATATTGTAACTACAATTTGAGGAGGAGTTTAATGCCTGAAATTAACGAGAGTGAATTAAAGGCTCTGAGAGAAAAGGTTGCGTCACTTGAGTCGCGATTACGGGACTTAGGATCAGACGAAGATGAAAACGATAGATTTCGGATGTTGATTGTTGAAAGAGATTTGGCGCGGTCATTATTAGAAACACAAGCGAAACATCAATCGAAGGTTCTTGAAGAAGCCGTACAGTTTTATTTTGCGATGAGTACTATGCTCAACAGTTTTGGTAAACGATTACGAAAATTGACAGAGCTTGTTGAAGTGAAAGATACAGTTGAAGATGAAATTGAGTGAAATACAGAAATCGGTCGAGAAAGATATGGTTATTGATGACCTTGAATTAGACCGAGCATCATTAGATACACCTCAGCTGTATAATAAGTATTTTCAGATGTATACACAGGAAGCGTTAGCATATCGCCGACTAGATTCTGATTATAAGATTTTATTGAAAGATAAATGGGAGTATTATACGGGAAAAGCCGATCCCGAGGTGTACAAAGAGTCACCATTTGATTTGAAGATTTTGAAACAGGATGTACAGATGTACCTTGATGCTGATCCTGAATTAGATAAACTTCAAAGTAAATTGGTCTACTATAAAGAAAAGATCAATTACTTGGAGCATATTCTTAAAAATCTCAATAATAGGACGTTTGTGATTAAAAACGCCATCGAATGGAAAAAATTCACCCATGGCACACTCTGATAATATTCTTGTTGTCACGCATTATAATGATGTCTATGTTCACATAGATTGTGAACGTGGTACGGCACAAGAGTTGTCCGACTACTTTACGTTTCGGGTCCCTGGTTTTCAATATATGCCAGCGTTCCGGAACAAAATGTGGGACGGGAATATTCGTTTGTTTAATATTTCAACCCAGTTGATTTATGCTGGCTTAGTTGAATATATTAAACAGTTTGCTCAAGAACGGAAGTATACTGTTGTTGAGCGTGAAAAAGAAATTGACGTTGCAAATAATCCTGAGATCGCTGATTTCCTCAAACGATTCGATCCAAAGAGTCAAGGGAAATTATTGACGGTTCGTGATTATCAACAAGATGGATTTTTACGGGCGATAAAAGGTCGCCGTTGTGTGTTGGTGTCTCCTACAGCATCGGGCAAAAGTCTCATCATTTATATGATTGTCTGCTTTTTGCTTCACCCACCACGGCCGACTCTTTGTCCTAAGGAAAAGAAAATCCTCATTGTAGTTCCTACGACTAATCTCGTAGAACAGATGTATGGTGATTTTAAAGATTATGGAATGCCAGTTGAGAAATATTGTCAACGTATCTACGAAGGACAATCACGCATACTGAGTAAACGTGTCGTGATCTCTACATGGCAGTCCATTTATAAACAGACGAGAAAGTTTTTTGATCCGTTTTATTGTGTGATTGGCGATGAGGCGCATGGATTCAAGTCACGTTCTTTAACAGCGATTATGACTAAACTTGAATCTTGTCCCTATCGTATTGGGACAACAGGGACGCTTGATGATTCAAGTATCCATCAACTTGTTCTTGAGGGATTGTTTGGTCCTGTACATAAGATTACATCAACGAAAGAATTGATGGAAAAAGAAGCACTTGCAACATTAACGATCACATGCTTGGAATTAAAGTATCAAAAAGAAGATTGCAAGGCAGCGCGTGAATTAAAATACCATGAGGAATTGGAATTTATTGTCGGACACTTAAAACGCAATCAGGTAATTCAAAATTTGTGTTTAAAGTTAGAGGGAAATACATTAGTACTATTTAAATTAGTTGACAAACACGGAAAAAACCTGTATAAGTTAATATCAGAGAAGGCAGGAAAAAACCGTAAGGTCTTTTTCATTTATGGGAAGACAGCCGTTGAAGATAGGGAGTCGATTCGATCAATTACTGAAAAACAGAAAAATGCTATTATTGTCGCTTCATATGGAACATTCTCTACTGGCGTCAATATTAGGAATCTTCACAATATTGTTTTTGCGTCGCCCTCGAAAAGCCGAATACGCACCTTACAAAGTATTGGCAGAGGGTTACGAATAACAGAGGAGAAAACATTCGCGCAGCTGTATGACATTGTGGATAATTTAGAAATCGGCCGTCATAAGAATTATACACTCAACCATTTCCTCGAACGGTTGAAATTGTATAATGAGGAACAGTTTGATTATACGATCCATAATATTGACCTATAATCGAAAGGGTTTCGATGATTACACGGATAACGAATAATCCTAAAACACGAAAACCGAAGCGACCGTTTTATCCAACGCTCTATCAGGTGAAGCATTGGTTCACGGTACTAAATAAAAAGATATTCAATAATAAATTACATCATTTTTCAACCATAGAAATTGGTAGA